CGGCAGCGTCAGATGTGTATAAGAGACAGGATTAGGGTAGTTGACCACGAACGTGGAGGAGGCTGACAACCCGTCACTGGAGCGTGTTAACCTAGTGGAGGATTTCCTGTAAGACTTCATGGCGTTCAGGTTGCCTTGGTTATTGGCCAACCAACCATTAAACGCTGCCCTGGCTGACAGTGCATCGCTGCTTGGGCGTTTCCTGTAAAACTTGGTGGATGTAGGGCTACGGAAGAAATACTTTTCGGTCAGTTTTTTCCAAGACACGGAATAAGCAACGCTTTCCCAGGTGCCGCCCAACATGAATTCCATACCTGTAGGCTTCCTAAAACCTTGGGCGTACCCTGCATCAGATTTTACGTCAATCCTAGGGGTTCGCGCCCGGATAGTGGGGCTTATAGATTCCCTTGCATAGTGCCCCCGTGACTTGACACGGCTCTGGCGCTTGACGTGACGGGTGTTAAGGATATGTGGCGCGGGTTGGTACTCTGCTTGGACCCGGCTGTTGTTGACCAACGCAACAGAACCCTTAACCGCGTGCGTAAAATACGCCCTGGCCAACCCTGTCACCATTTTGCGTTGGGCGTCCGCCAGGTTTGTGACGGTTAGGGAATTGTTGTGTGCTTTGGCAAAGGCCCACTCTTGCTTTATTTTGTGGGACAGTTTGTTGTTGGCAGCAAACTGCCCTTTGCCCCGGTCATACAGGATCGTCGCCTTAGCCATACCGAAAAACCTCGGCGTGGACTTGCAACATAGTCAGGCCGGACACTTGGTCAAACCTTGCAGGGGTTGGGGTGATATTTACCGGAAACAAATACCCTGTGGCATCCGTGGATGAGGGGGATTCTTCGTGGTAGTTGTACACTTGAATCGCTTTATTTCGTTCGATCACCTTTCCGATTGCGCCAGTTATTTTGCGGGTAAGGTATTGGGAAGGGTCATCGGACGTCCGTGCACCTACCTCAAAAATAACGTTATAGAAAGGGTCCCTGGGGCTGTCGGTCAAACCAGGGAAACTGATGACGATGGCCGGCTCCGTAGAACCCATAATCTGCGGCAAAAGGTAGCCTCCGTCCAAATCAAAGAACAACCAATTGTTGGCTTCTGCGAGATCAGCCAAGAGTTTATCCAACGTGGATTTTACTTCTACCGGGAAGTTTTCGATCATAAGGGGTCTACCGCAGTCCGACGGCACAGGCCTTTACAGTAGGTCATGCCAAATTGCTGCCACACTTCTTGGATGTCATAGACCAAGGTGCTGGTCGTGTCACTGATCCGTAGCTCATAAGATGAGTCAAGGGACACCCCTATGGGCAGTATTATCAGCTCTTCGGTGTACTCTACCGTGGCAAATTCTGCGGAGGTGTTAACTCCCACTTGTCCCTTATCGCAATAGGTTTGGAGCTTGACTGACCGCGTAGGCGCCAGTTTTGCCCCAGACGCCGCAACAGGAAACACCATGCCGACCACGTCACAACGGTAAGGGGCTTTCCGAACCGCGTAGGACAGGCTGTAAACCTCCACAGATATGTCCGGGTTAGTTAACCCGATCAGGTACTCGTCTGCACCTACTTGCACTACGGAAACATCGCTTGGGATTGGGTTGGAAGGGGATACCAGTAAAGTCCTAAGTTTACTGGGCAGCTCAGAGCCTGACAAAGGTCTGTCGCTGACCAGTAAAGAGCCTTTTGAAACCTCTGTCCATGCAATTCCGTCCCAGGCTTTTATAGGTGTCCTTAAGAACCTGTTTGCGGCGTGGGGGATGCTCATTAGCCTGTCACAGGGTCATAGTTTGGCACTACAAGACCCATCGTTTGGATAGGTGAGGCCACGTCGGCTTGCGCCAACGCAACCAATAGTTTTTGCCGGTAAACCCCTGCCATCCGTTTGGCTTCTTCAGCCAACTTTCCAAGCTCAGGAGTAGTGAACCGCTCAAACTCATTCTTGCCGTCAGTCTCCCGTTGCTTAATGGTCAGTGCAGCTTCAAGCAGACGGGAAGCTGCATAGTAGTTACACCACAGCACTAAACAATCAGACTTGTACCGTTCATCTGTAGTAGCGGAATCACCATCAGAGAGGTAGACGTCCTCGTGGGTAGGTAGCCACTCATACAGATCAACGGACAAAATTTTAGGTAACGCCCTCGCGGTCACGAAGGCGTCAGACACGTCTTCTGACGTCATCCCGGCACATGCCAGGATTGCGTCAGAATTGGTGTACAGTACCGTAATCATTGCAAATGCACCACTAACGAAAGGGCAGGGAATACAGTTGCGGAATCTCCGACATTCACTGTCTTGGAGTTCGTTAGCGCAGCAAACGCCAACATATTCCCTGCCCCAATAGTGCAAGAATCCAACAAGGCGAACCCTACAATGGTGGTTGGCCCTGATGCAGGGGCAGAACCTACTGTAACCGAGGCATGGTTTTTGACTGACCCCGAAGTTCCGTTACTAACGCCTGAAGTTTCCCCTCCAGTCCCTTCCCAAGTGCTGTCGCCGGGGTCAATATGCGCCCTGGCGTAGCCCACATAGTCGGCCTCGGCAATGGTGGCGCCAGTCTGACCTGCTGTAGGTACGGCAGTTGTCAGCGCAACGCAAATCACGGACGGGGCTGTAAACGTCTGGCCTCGGTAAAGGAAGTCCAGGGATTTGTTCACATAATATTTTGACAGACCTGCGGCAGAGGCCGTCGAGACGGACAAGGCGCATAACGCCACTACCACAAACAATGTTTTAAGCAACCGTTTCACTGGAGGCTCCTTGGTTATCTAAAATTTCAACTAACAGGCCGGCGTCGATTTGGCTTTGCACAAAACTTGTGATCTCCGACACCTCCGTAGGAATGTGTTGGACAAACTTCAAACCGGTATAAGGGTCCACAATAGGGAACTCTTTTACCGTACAGAATGTTCTGGAAACCGGCTTTTGTACTGGGGTTTTTTGGGCGGACATACTGACTCCTAAGACATAAACAGGGGTGACTGAGTCACCCCTTACGGAACGGTTTAGACGGTGAGGGTTAATTTTTTCCAGCCGTCGCCGTTGGCCATCATACGGACTACCATTTCTGCAAAGTCAAAACGCATCGCAGTGGTGCGTCGCATAACGTACTGTTCAACCGCTTGGTAGCTACCTCCGGTGTAAACCATACGGTGCATGGCTTTGCGGCTGTCGATACCAATCAACGTGTTGGCAGGGATGACACCAGCTTCCACAATGAAGAACATGACAGCCCCAGGGATGCTGGGATTGGCTGCCTGAGGTACGGAAGTCAGACGGATGTCGTTACCTGCGTCACCCACAATCACTGGACGGCCAGTACGATTTTCAATAGCCAGGTAGGTGTCGATGTCACAGATCACCCAGTCAATCGTCAATTTATGCCAATCTTTGCGCAACCATTTGACCCACGCCTTATTAGTGATGGTACCTGCCGCACTGATAGCAGAGTCATAGGATTGTGCGGTTTCGGAAGACAATGACGCAACCCCTGTATCCACGTCACCGTTAATCATGGCTGACAAGTATTGGTTAATTAAACCGATACGTTGGCCGATGACTTGTTGTTGCAGGGTCATGCCAACAAAGTCCAGGGTGGTATTTTTGGAGGCTTCGTCCGTGATCTCAAAACCGATAGACTTGGTAGGGATTTTGTAGGTCTTATCAGAGATGCTGATAGACACCATCGTGATTGGTTGGGCGCCCTGAGCGATAGGTTGAGCCAGAGAGTCACGAGGGCCTGTCAAGTTAACAATAGGTTGGTCTACACGAGGGCTATCAGAACTGGATGTCAAAGCGACCATACGGTTGAAGACGCCTTCATAAGAATCCCAACGGGACATCAGCTCCGACTCAATCCACTGCAAAATGACCGCAGGGAACAGCATCCGGCCTGCGACCGTAAGTGCTTGAGAGCCGTCAGGACGCACCACCCCCATCATTGGGCTACCGTCCAGCACATCCATCATACGAGAAGATTTGATCCCGTAACGGTCATCGCGTTTAATCGCCAAACCGCTAGAAGACAGCATTTGTTGTAAAGGAGAGCCTAACCGGGCAAAATCATCTTCAGAGTAGTCCGAAGCAAACTTTTGGTTGTAGTATTGGGGTAAAGTCAAACCTGCGGTAAACGCCGCCTGGTAATCCGTGATCTTAAGTTCGTAATCGTGGTGGTGGCCTTGTTTATCAAAGACCTTAACCATAGGGTTAGTTGTTTCAGTTGCCATTTTGATGTCCTTATCAAATAGTTTAAATTCGTTCCAACAAGACTTTCTTGCCTGCAACACCAGAGCCTTCGATCAGGCGGATACACTTCCAGAAACAGGAAGTGGGGGTACCTGTCTTGACACGGGCTGTGGGGCCTGTAGGTGTGCTAGGCACTGTGCCTGGAGCTGCCCACGACTGGAAAGCACCTGCGTCGCCTGCGGCGGTCTGGGTGTCTGCAACTACAAGGTCGCCAACAGCCATCGCTGTTCCGCCTTGGTTGGCACCTACAACCGCGACTTGCCGGCCATTGACCAACACACCCCCGTAGGCGTACCCGTCATTAATTGTGGCTGGTTCGATTGAGGTAATAAACCCATAGATTTCCTGTCCGCCTGTTGCAAGGGTGCAGGAAGCGGCAGCTAACGCCACTGCTTTACCAATGTCTGTGGCAGCCGTCAGGCCTTGGCCTACTGTGCCGAGGGCATCGGTCACAATATTAGGGTTTGGTACTGTGACTTGTCTTGAAAATGCAGTCATTTTTAAGCCCTCCGTGGCTTGGTTTTAAATTTTGTTGGCGTTGGTGCGTGCCATCATGAGTCCGGGGATTCCGGCAGATGGCTGCGGATCATCCGAGTCATCCGTCAGCAGAGATGCCACACCACCTACCGGGAACTTGGCTTTGAACGTACTGGACAAGACGGCGTGTTGGTCTAGTAAGGTTTGGGCGGACATGCCTGTAGTGGGCACTGCTGCGCCTGTCAACGCCACCTGCATGTTTCTGATGCTGCCGGAAACGACAGCCATCATCGGCTCGTGGGTAGCTTCAAAGGCAGCGATTTTTGCATTTGCCTCAGAAAGTTGTGCGGTCAAGTTTGCCGCTTCCTTACGCGAGTCAGACAATTCAGTACGCAGGAAATTAGTCAGCTCTGAACCGCCTGGCTCACTTGCAGGCGTGGCAGAAGATTCCGCATTTGTAGCGGGTTCTGGAGTGTTCGGGTCTGTGGAAGCTTCAGCAGGGGTGGTGTTTTCCTCCCCCGTCGCCCCAGACAACCCTGGAATGACAGCACCCGCCGCCAGCGCGGCCTGTTGCTCCGCAGTCAATACTGTTCGTTTCTTCATAGTGGTGTCCTTACCATTTTGTCTTTGAGTAAATTCAGCCTGTAGCGAGGCTATCAGGTTATCCAACGTGGAGACGCCGTGGATAAGTCCGGCGTCTTTGGCTTCCTGGCCGACCCAAGTCCTGCCGTCAGCCCAGTTGTCACGGACGAACTGCTCTGACATCCCTGTGTATTCGGCAACACGACGGATGAACACTTTATGCAAGGCGTCGGAGTGGTCCTGGATGGCTTGTTCGGCTTCGGCAGACAATTTTTCCATTGGGTTGCCTAAGGCTTTTTTGGCCCCAGACCTGACAACGGTGGGTTTGATGCCAGCCTGTTGGTACATCTTAGTCCGGTCCAGATGGACGGTGATAACCCCGATGCTGCCTAAGGTTGCCGTCTCCCCGGAGTACCGCTTTTCGCAAGCTGACATCAGCCAGTAACAAGCGGACGTGGCATAGCCCCCTGTGTAACCGTACACCAAAAAGCCTGCGGAAGTCAGTTGTTGGATCAGTGCGCCGACATCATCCAACCCGTTGGGGGTGCCGCCCCCAGAGTCTAAGTTCAGGATACAGCAGGAGGCTTCACTGTGTTGGAACGCCTCCAGCAAACCCCTACGGATTTGGTTGTAGGACGTGTCGCCAGACCAACGGGTCCACCAAGAATCGTCATTAGTGAGGGTTCCGGTAACGTCAACCACCGCAACGTTACCAAACAACGTGAAGTTTTGAGGGTCTTCGTCCTCATCATCCCATGCGTAGGAGAGCGTGCCTGCCCGTAGGGCGGCTTGGAGGCTCTCCATCCTGGAGGTGTAGTCGAGGTATTGTTGTTGGCTTCCTAGCCAGAGTACGGGGTCCATTGTTGGCGTCCTGCCAGATGATTTGGCTTAATTATAACGAATTTGTTTCATGACACAAGCAGATTCATGGCTTGGAACCTATCAAAAGGTTATACAGGTTGTCAAGCCGATCCGATATGACAGACAACCCTGTATCTATTTTGCAATAGACGTCGTTTAAAGCTTTGTCATGGGCTTCCCGGCACACCATATCCCTTTCGATGGTGTTTAACCGCTCATCATGCTTATCCAGGCGTTTGTAGAAGTATCTGAAACAGCCGAACAGCCCAGTAAGGGCTGCGGTCAAAGCGCCCAATACCAGTTGGAGCATGGAGTCTTCACTGATACTCATAGGGTCACCTGCTGTAGTCTTCATAACCCTTTGCGTAGCCCAGAACCTTCTGGACATAGTGTGCGTTGTCGCGGGTGTCCGTATTGCCATCGTTATATGCGGAGATGACGGCGCCAATGCCTTTGGCTTTAAAGTGTCGGCGGTACAGGTTAACAAAGTGCTGGACGCCATAAACCACACCGGGGATGCCGTTAAGCTCTTCGAACTTGCCCATAAAGCCCAGCTCCCTGGCAACCGCACCCATCACCTGCATAGGCCCCCAAGAGGTTTTCTGACCCTCATACTCTTCTTCCGGGGTAGTGATACCAGAGATACCTGAGAACCCTTTTGGAGCCTTAGACTCCGTCGGTTCGACAGCTTTGGCAGGTTCTTCAGCAGGCTCCAGTTCTTTTTTGGTAGGTTTGGCTGGCTCCTTGAAGGGTTGTTTACGGGCAACGTCCCACAACCAGCGGTAATGTTTTTCAAAGCGTGTGGCTTCCCACCGCCCCGAACTCTCTTGCATGGCGATACCGATCAGGTACCGGGCCTTGAACCCGTGACGGGCTGCCTCGCCGGCAATGGCGGTCTCTAAATCTTTTTTAATCATCGGATGTCCCTCCGTGGACAAGTGGAACTTACTTACTTAAGTGATTCAGCGTATAGTTTCTGCTTTAAAGCGTACCCTTCCAAAGGCCATACCGCTCTTTGCGAGTTCTGTATAGCGATACGTTCCCCCAGCTCTTCATCATCGTTCTCAGGGGAGACGCTACAAGAAGGGTCTCCAACAACGGCAAAACCATTCTTCATATTCAGGACAGCCCACCGCAAAGTCTGGCCTTTCTGGGTGACGAACTTGACTATCTCCACACTCTCTATAGCTGCGTGAAGATTTTCGGGGGTGACCCTAGGTGCGTTGAGATTCTTTTGTTGGATTTCTTGCTCTATTTCAGCATTTGGCATGGTAGCTATCTCTCTAAAATTACTGGGAAGCCCCGCCGGACTTCTTCGGGGCATCGCCTGTCAAGGCGCGTTTGGCTGGGTCACCTCCATTGGCGACGGCTGCCGGGTCCATAGCCGCTTTTCCGGCTTGGTAAAAACGGGTGCCTGACATCGGTTGGGCGGTTGGCGCCAACAGGCCTGTGCCGAGTTCATAAGCCGCTTCTTGGTCTGTCAGAAACCCTAAGGAAAGCAATTCCAACACCCGGCTCTGGCGCATCTGTTTGAATGCTTCAAGCTCTGCCTCCGGGCGCAGGTTGACAGGTTCATAGACGGCCTGCACATACCCTTCAAACCCGTACATCCTCAAGACAAGTGTCAATGCCCTTGACCAGACGGCCTGCACAGGGCGTCTCACGCCTTCGACGTGTTTTAGGAACAGCAGGGATTCTGAGCTGGAGATGTTTTGTGACCCTCCAGACATCCTTTTGCCGAGGATCGAAGGGGGTGTGCGTAGTGCAGTGGACGATTGGCTGTCCACAATGTCCATCAAAGGGCCGTAGTCACCTGCCGCACCCACTTGGGAATTCAAGTATTCCACCGCTGCGGTGTCCCATACGACGATGCCGCTTTGTGGGGTCAGGGCAGCCAGCTGGGATTCCAAGGAGGACCGGACAGACTCCATCCATTCTTTGGCTTGGTTGAAATCCCCTCTCGCCTCAACAGGCATGGATTTGGCGACCTTTTCCGTATCCAAGGTCACCAACACCCGGCTATGGCCTGACTGGCGGACAGCCCTTCTGATGTCTTCCAAGACTTCGGCGTTGAACACGGCGGCGTTCAGGGCAGATTCAAGCGGTGGTTTTGGGTATGTGATGGTGACGTCGTGGTCGAGTCGGCACGAGAAAAAGGTAGGCACATCCAGCATGACCGTAGCACCTTGGGATTGCTGCCACGGGATGACTTTATGGTTCAAGGCGCCCGTCTCCAGCTCACCGATACGCCAGCGCAGCTTGGACGGCGACACCGGCTGCAACCTAAAAGGTAGGCGGGTCTTGTCAAGCACCACTTCCAAAGCGGCGGCACCTGTCAGCATCACTTCATTCAGCATCACCTCAGACACACCTGTCAAGGGTATCCGGTCGTCATAACCATAAGTGTAGTCAGCCAAATACTCCAGGTTCGCCAACACACTGAACAGAAGACGGTAGCCGTCTGCTGACAACTGGTGTGTGCCGTCGAACACCTTATATCTCAGCGGCGTGTTCGCCAGCCGGACGTAAGAAGTGACAGCCATGCTGAAGTCGCCGCTGATCTTGACCAGCGCACGCATGGCGTCGTAGGCGTTAGTCGCATTGCGGACAGACTGGATGCTGGTGTTGTAATAAAACGGAGCGGCATCCGGCAACGGGATGTCCGTGCCCCGGTTTGTGGACAGGTCAACGGTCTGGATGCCGACGATCAGTTTGCGCGGCAACACTAACGGCTGCGCCGCTGGTGCAGAACCTTTAGTCTTGCTGGGGGTCTTCGTGGTCTTTGCCATCTGACATCCGTGTCATGGGTGGGTTTTATTGGATTATAGCAACAGCTTGAAAGGGCGGCAAATCAGGGTTTATCGTCGGCGGCTCTTTTTATTGTGCCGCGCCCAACTGCAACGGCCTGATGCTGGGCAGCGGGATGTAGCCTGAGTAGCTTTCCCCCGTAATGTCGTCTGCCATCACCAAGTAGTTGGTGGCGTGGAAATAGTGGTCATCCCCGGACTTGACCCATTCGGACGAGGCGTCGTCTGACGACCCATCCTCCTGCGCCCGGTCAATCCGCTTCATGCCCTGCAAGTGTTTCCTGACCGTGTCCATCTCCGAACAGATAGGCCATTGGATTTCGCCTTTGTTGATCTTGCCTGCCGTCAGGTTCAGCGTCTTGGTCCGGTGGGATTTTACCACGTTATCTTTTTCATCGACCACATACAGCGGCAGCTTCCGGTCATTCAGAGTATAGAAATTCGGCAACACCCAGCCTTCCGGCCTCCGGGACTGGATCGACAGGATGGAGGGTGTGTATGGCATCGCATCCGACACCAGCTTGATGACCCCGTACTGCGTCATCCTCAACAGCACCTTGTTCACCAAATCCCCGTCCTCATCCCCTTCCAGCCTGATCTGCTCAACCCACACCACGTCCAGAGTGCTGCTCAAGTAGTTGCGCTTGCTGATCACCAGCCACGACACCTTACCCACGTCCAGCCCCGCCACACAGCCAGACAGCCGGATGGATTGCGCCACTTCCGGCGGGATCAGTTTGAGGGTTGTGTTGTGTGCCACCATCTCGTCAACCACCGAATTGGATGCGTCAGAATGCGCCAAACCCAATACGAAGTTTTTGAAGTGGTTGAGGTTGTTGCCGTAATCAATCAGCTTATGCAGGATACTGACAGGCGAATGGTAATCCGGGAAATCAAACGGGCTGAGTTGCCAGCCTTCCTGGACAGTGATGGACGGGAACTCCGCCACCCACTCCCTATAGTCAGGCCCCAAGTTTGCTTGGGTGAGGGGTTTGTGGCAAGCGTCACACAGCAGCACCGCCTTCTCCAGAAGCCCTCTGGTCTTCAGGCCGTTAGCATCCAAGTAACCCAACTCTTCCATCGGCCTGTCCCACCCTGGGATGACCACATGGGTGTAAAACTGAGGCCAAAAATGATGGCCACAATGCTGGCACTTCACCAACCGCTTCATCTGGTTAGACTGCTGGTACAGCCGGTCAATCCCTACGCCGACGGCGGTGGGTGTGGACAGCTTGCGCTTGATGCCACGCACGCCTGTAGACTCGTCCAAGAACCGGCTGTGCGTCAACCGCGACTCCGCCGTGGCCACGTTCTCCGCATTGCAGAAGTCCAGCTCGTCGATGACCAACAGGTCAGTCGGGACAGAGATGACCGCCTTTCCAAACGTCCCGCCCACAATGAGCTGGGAACTGCCCAGTTGCTTAAAGGAAGACGAGTCGGAACCTGGAACCAGGACAGATTTGAGGTACGGGGATTGGCGGATGATCGGGTCGATACGCGATTTGGACGCCCTTTGGCCTTCGCCAACCGTGGGCAGCAAATACATGGACACCACGTCCTGCTCCACGGCCAGGAACCCCAGCACCAACCTCGCCGTACCTTCTGTCATGCCTATTTGGGATGGCTTGATGACGGCAGAATTGTTGTGCCTGCTATCAATGATCGCCCGATGGGCTTCGTGGCCTTTCAAGGAGTAGGGTTTGCCTGCAAGGCGGGTATGCTTTTCCAGCCAGTAGGACAACCTGCCTAGCGACGATTGGCGGTCAAACGAGTCTTCCAGTTGCCGCAGGTACTCTTCGTAGAACCCGGACATGTTACACCCTCAGCCTGTCCCTCATCTTGGACAGAAACGCTGCCTGGATGGTGGGGTCCAAATCTTTGAGCACGTCAAGGGTCA